AGACATCAGAACAGGGATACGATTATTGGTGCTTCCGTAAACTGCAAGCAATGCTTGACGATGCTACTGTGCTTATCATGCACAATGCGGCACACGACTTGCTTTGGCTGTGGGAGTCAGGCTTTAATTATGACGGGCCTGTGTTTGACACTATGCTTGCAGAGTATGTGCTACAGCGTGGACAGAAAGAACCACTGTCTCTTGAGGCTTGCGCTGAACGGTACGAGTTGAATACACAGAAGCAGGACACACTCAAGGAATACTTTGCCAAAGGCTACAATGTCCGTGACATACCTCACGATGAGTTGTCTAACTACCTGTCTGCTGACCTTCATGCTACACAGCAACTATCCGATAAGTTGATGTATCGTTTGAATACACCTGCTGACAGTGGCTTGATGGGTACAGTTGACCTGACCAATCAGGTATGTGTTGCGTTGGCTCGTATCTATCAGACAGGCTTCACGGTTGACCGTACCGCTTTGGATGAAGTGCGACAGCAGTTTGAGCAGGAGCGTACTACGCTACAGCATGACCTGCAGCAACAGGTTCGTGAACTCATGGGTGATACGCCCATCAATCTCAACAGCCCAGAGCAGTTGTCTTGGGTTATCTACAGCCGCAAAGTACTGGACAAGCAGTATTGGGGTAATACCATTGACCCATATATGGACGATGCAGACTTCCGTACACTGATTGCGTCAGGTACGGAGCGTGTATATAAGACCAAGGCAGAGCAATGCCAGAACTGCAGAGGCACAGGACAAATAAGGAAGGTAAAGAAAGATGGAACACCTTTTGCAAGACCCAATCGTTGCACGGTATGCAGTGGCAACGGCTATCGTCTGGTTGATAGTAATGATACTGCCGGACTAAAGTTCAAGCCCCCATCATCCAAGTGGGCTAGTGCCAACGGCTTTACCACCAGCAAGGGCAACCTTGAAGTATTGCGTAGTGCCGCACGAAGCAAGGGTATGACAGAGGCAGAGTCTTTCCTGACTAAAGTCAGTCGCCTGTCTGCTGTCGAAACATACCTGTCATCTTTTGTGGATGGCATTAACAACTACACCAAGGCAGATGGCAAACTGCATGTTCGTTTGCTGCAACACAGAACTGCTACAGGACGGTTCTCAGGTGCTGACCCAAACATGCAGAACATGCCACGTGGTGGTACATTCCCTGTCAAGAAGGTATTTGTGTCCCGCTGGGCTGACGGCAAAATTATGGAAGCCGACTTTGCACAGCTTGAGTTTCGTGCCGCCGCTTTCTTATCACAAGATGGAGTTGCTATTGAAGAAGTATCTACAGGATTTGATGTCCATTCCTATACGGCTTCGGTTATTTCTGATGCTGGTCAACCTACGAGTCGCCAAGAAGCGAAGGCTCACACTTTTGCGCCGCTATATGGAGCAACAGGGTTTGGTCGCACCAAAGCAGAAGCCGCCTACTACCAACACTTCACAGAGAAATATCAAGGCATCGGGCTATGGCATACCCGACTGGCTAAAGAGGCTATAAGCACACGCAAGATTACTACTCCATCAGGCAGAGAGTTTGCTTTTCCTGATGTAACCCGTAGCATGCGCGGCAGAGTATCGCACTTTACGCAGATTAAAAACTATCCAGTGCAGTCATTTGCTACAGCAGACATCGTGCCTATAGCATTACTGCACATTGAAAGTCTGCTCAAACCTATGCAGTCCTGCATTGTAAATACAGTGCATGACAGTATCGTAATCGACATACATCCAGACGAGGAACAGCAGGTCATTGACGTTATCAATCAGACCAACGAGACACTTCCAAGTCTAATCGTATCAAGATGGGGAGTACAATTTAATGTACCGCTTCTGTTAGAGGCAAAAATTGGCCCAAATTGGCTTGACACAAAGGATGTAGCCTGATATAACTATGTCTCATTCGCAAAACTCAGAGAAAGGAGTATACAATATGTCTCAAATCACAACGATTGACACAAACAACTACGCAGCAATGGCTAAAGCAATGGGCATTGCAGATGTAGGTGGTGGTGAACGCAAGCAAACCAGTATACTGGCACGACTGCGTATTAACCACAGCCCAATCATGGGCGAAGCAGATGTGAATGGTAAGACCGTAAACATGGAAGTTATTCCCGGCGGTACATACAAACTGGATGTGCCTGACGGTCCTACCTACTATGCAACTTCTGTGAACATCCGTCCTTACATGCAACGCTATATGTACAAGCGTTTCGTGAAGGGCAACGACAAGACACCTAATCGTTACGTTAAGACGGTCATGGCAGATAACCTGAACATTGACCTGAAGGACAATGATGGTGGCTTTAACTGTGGCAAACCTGCTGGCTACATTGAGGACTTTAAGTCCCTGCCAGAGAAGACACAAGACCTTATTCGCCAGATTAAGCGTGTCCGTGTCATGTTCGGTACAGTTGAACTTGTCAACGCTACTAACGACAAGGGTGATGCGGTATCGGTAGATGAGATGCCATTCATCTGGGAGATTGAGAATCGTGATGCCTTCAAAGATGTAGGCAGTGTCTTTACCAAACTTGGTAAGATGAAGCGTCTTCCTGTACAGCACATTATCGCTGGCAATACACAGGAACGTAAATTGCCTAACGGCAACTCATTCTATCTCCCTGTCGTATCTCTGGACTTGACCAACTCACTTGAACTCACTGACGTTGAACAGAATACCTTCGGTGACTTCATGGCATGGGTTCAGAATTACAACGAGTACATCATCAACGCATGGGAAGAGAACTCTAAGTCTAAAGAGGAAGAAGCCCTTGATGACCTGTCGGATGTACTTGACATAGACTTTGATGAGGAAGTAGAGGTAGCGTAATGAATCATCCTGCTGAACTGGCGTTGCATCAGTACTTGAGTAAGGCTGCTAATGGTAGCAGTACTATGTCAGATTCCACAATCCAGCAAGTATCGCAGGACGTGGCTGATGCACTCAAACGCCAGTTTGGTGGTGGCAACAAAAGGGATGCCTTCCGACTTCGTATGTCAAATATCGGTAGGCCATCCTGCCAACTCTGGTATGAGAAGAATAAGCCAGAGGTTGCACTACCAAAGCCAACCACATTTGTAATGAACATGATGCTTGGAGACATTGTTGAAGCTGTCTTCAAAGGAATCCTAAAGGAAGCAGGAGTACAATATGAAGACTCTAAAAAGGTTACTCTGGAACTTGGTGACCAATCCATTGACGGAACATACGATATTGTTATTGATGGTGCTATCGATGATGTTAAGTCAGCATCTAACTGGTCCTACATACACAAGTTTGAATCGTATGATACCCTGAAAGATGGAGATACATTTGGCTATGTTGGACAACTTGCTGGCTATGCTAAAGCCGCTGGCAAGAAGGCAGGTGGCTGGTGGGTAGTCAACAAGGCTAATGGTGACATGAAGTATGTGCCAGCCACAGGGCTTGACATAGACAAGGAACTGACACATATTAAAGACAACATACAGCAGGTAGACACTGCCCTTGTGCGTTGTTATGAGCCGGAGCCTGAGATATTCAACAGCAAGCCTACAGGCAACTATGTACTGAACAAGAACTGTACGTTCTGTTCTTACAGGTATGATTGCTGGGACATTACAGAACGTCCAGCAGTTATGTCTAAGGCAAAGCAGCCTAAAACAGTAGCGTATATTAAGTTGGCAAAAGAACATGCCGAATCATAAGGCGTTTCGTGCCGCACGTAAGTATGGATATAGGAGTGGGCTAGAGCATAAGTTATCTATCTACCTTGACGAACTCAAAGTTATATATGACTATGAGAAACTCAAGATTGAGTGGGAAGACTTAGCCTATCGCACCTATACTCCAGACTTCGTGTTGGACAATGGTATTATCATTGAGACTAAGGGTATGTTTACTGCCGCTGACAGGCGCAAGCATCTTGCCATCAAAAAGCAACATCCTAAACTTGACATACGGTTCGTATTTGAGAATAGTAGAAGAAAGTTACGCAAGGGTGCTAAGTCTACCTATGGTGAATGGTGCATCAAGTATGGATTTAGATACTATGACCGCATCATACCAGAGGATTGGCTCAAAGAGAAGGGTAAGAACAAACACCCTAAGTTTATTAAGTTTAGTGGAACCAAAGTGAAAAGGAGATAGCAATGGAATTTGAACCCGGCATTGAGCCAGAAGATTTTATCGTGAGAGTTCGTCCTATGATGGACGGAACAGATTGGACTGGGCAGATTGATATGTCAATTATTTCATCTCCTAATAACAATCTAGATGACGAATCATATGCACAGCTTATACATTTGTGTAAGATGATTTGTGCTACAGTTCCCATTATGGAGATGGACGAAACCTTTGGAGAGTATGTTCACAACTTTGTGCTAGCACACATCGACAAAGAAGAGATTATTGAAGATACTGAAGTTGACATTTCACATGAAGATGGTAATGTAGTTCATCTAAACTTCGGAACAAAAACAAAAGGAAATGCATGATGACTGACTACAAGAGTATCATTGAACGATATGATGAACAGGCTCGTCAGCTAAAGCAAAGTAAAAAGAGGGATGATATGGTGAATCATCCCCCTCATTACAATAACCAAGGCATTGAGTGCATTGAGGCCATTGCTGCGGCTACAGGAGAGGGCTATGAGTTTTATCTCCAAGGCAACATTATGAAATACCTGTGGCGTTATCGCTATAAAAATGGTACAGAAGATTTGAAGAAAGCCCGATGGTATCTGGATAAACTTATAACAGAGGTCGAGGGCTGTTACGATGATAAGAGTTAAGGTCTATGCCACACTTCAAGTAGACCCTGAAGAATATCCAATGCCAGCGGATGGCGATGTAGCCATTGAGATAGAAGATGCCTTGGAAGAATACTTGTATGAGATTGAAGGTATCAATGTTAGAGTAATTAAGACTATACAGGAGAACTAATTGAACAACTATCTACCCACGGACTATCAAAACTTTATCGCCCTTTCGCGTTATGCTCGTTGGAAAGAAGATGAGCAGAGGCGTGAGACATGGATTGAAACTGTATCACGATACTTTGATTATCTATCAGAACACCTTGAGAATAAGCACGGATATAGGCTTGCCTGTCAGCTAAAGGCTGATTTAGAAGAGGCTGTGCTTAATCAGGATATCATGCCAAGCATGAGAGCATTGATGACTGCAGGACCAGCACTAGACAGGTGCCATGTTGGCGGTTACAACTGCTCTTACATACCAGTGGATAGCCCTCGTGCTTTTGACGAGACAATGTATATCCTCATGTGTGGCACTGGCGTAGGCTTCTCTGTTGAACGTCATCATGTAGAGAAGCTGCCAATCGTCAATGAAGCATTTCATGCTACAGACACAGTAATTAAGGTAGGTGATTCACGTCCCGGTTGGGCAAAGTCATTGCGTGAACTTATTTCTCTGCTGTACGCAGGGCAAATTCCCAAATGGGATACTTCAGAGGTCCGTCCTGCTGGCGCACGTCTCAAGACATTTGGTGGTAGGGCTAGTGGCCCAGCCCCACTGGAAGAACTCTTTCACTTTTGTGTAGAGAAGTTCAAGGGTGCGGCAAATCGTAGGCTATACCCAATTGAATGTCACGACATCATGTGTAAGATTGGTGAGGTTGTTGTTGTCGGCGGGGTTAGACGAAGCGCACTCATCAGCTTGTCTAACCTGAACGATGACCAGATGCGTCATGCCAAGGCGGGTCAGTGGTGGGAGAACGAAGGTCAACGTGCGCTTGCAAACAACAGCGTTGCCTACAAAGAGAAGCCACAGATGGGTACATACATGCGCGAATGGCTATCTCTGTACGAGAGTAAGTCTGGTGAACGTGGTATCTTCAACAGGCAGTCTGCACAGAAGCAAGCAGAAAAGAATGGTAGGCGTGAAAGTGACCATGACTTTGGGTGTAACCCATGCAGTGAGATTATCCTGCGTCCATACCAGTTCTGTAATCTTTCAGAGGTGGTTGTACGGGCCTCTGACACGCAACAGACGCTCCTTGAGAAGGTTCGACTGGCAACCATACTAGGCACGTTCCAATCAACGCTGACGGACTTTAAATACCTTCGTAAGATTTGGAAGAACAACACTGAAGAAGAGCGTCTGCTGGGTGTATCACTGACTGGTATCATGGACAATACATTGATGTCGGGTAAGTCAGCGCACCTTGGCATGAACATTGGTCAGACACTTGAGGCATTGAAAGATGTTGCCATTGATACGAACAAAGAGTTTGCAAACAAGCTAGACATTAATCATTCTGCAGCAATCACATGTGTCAAGCCGTCAGGTACAGTGTCACAGTTGGTTGACAGTGCGTCAGGTATCCATGCTCGTCACAACCCTTACTATATCCGTACTGTGCGGGGTGATAACAAAGACCCATTGACACAGTTTATGGTATCACAGGGTATTCCAGCAGAACCAGATGTTATGAAGCCAGATTCAACCACAGTGTTTAGCTTTCCTATGAAGTCACCCTCTAGTGCTGTGTGTCGTACAGATATGACAGCTATTGAGCAGCTTGAGTTGTGGCTTACTTATCAGCGTTACTGGTGTGAACACAAACCATCTGTTACTATCTCTGTAAAAGAAGAAGAGTGGATGGACGTAGGTGCATGGGTGTACGAACACTTTGATGAAGTGTCAGGCATCAGCTTCCTGCCGTTTAGTGAACACACATATAAACAAGCACCCTATCAAGACTGCACAGAAGAGGAGTATAAAAACATGAAAGACAAGATGCCTACGTCAATTGATTGGACATGGCTACAAGACTATGAGAAGGAAGACACAACATCAGGTG